ACTACATATGTTCCTGATATACTAATGGTATATAAAGACACTAAAGGTAATGATCGTGCTGAGATGGTAGAAATTAAACCTAGTAAACAAACTTTAGGTGAAGCCAAAACACAATCAGAAAAAGCAGCTGCGGTAGTTAATCATGCAAAATGGCAAGCCGCCAGAGCATGGTGTGATGCCAAAGGATTAGGTTTTAGAGTAATAACAGAAAATGAGATATTTAATAGACCTAAAAATAGTAAACCCAAGCGCAGAAAGAGTAAAAGAAAATGACTAAGAAGCTTGAAGAAACATTAAACTTACTTCCTGACATAGAAGATATGTTGCCCAAGGAAGAAGAAGAATTAGAGCCTACAATTGAAGAATTAGAAAACGAAATTGCAGAGTATCAAGGGGAAATGTCTATTGCTGAACGTACAGATTCTGCATTGCCAGCAGTAACAGGATTAGAAGAACTAGAAAGAGAAATGGACGAATATGCCGCAAAAGCTATGGAAACTTTTGAGGATTTAGTAGACTTAGGAAAAAGCGTAGAAGATAGACACGCAGCTCCAATTTTTGATAGTGCTAGTAAAATGATTAGTGCCGCATTGCAAGCCAAACAATCAAAAATGGATAAAAAATTAAAAATTATAGAATTACAAATGAGACAGCGTAGACTTGATGTAGATGAAGATAAGGCACAGGCATACATTCAAAATAAAAACAGAGAGAACGGTGGATCAGAAAATCAAGACATTGCAGAAGGCAAAGTTATTGGTAGTAGAAGTGAATTATTAGCAGAAATAATGAACAAAATGGACAAAAACGATAAATAGTATTACGGAGAATTATAATGAAAAGTTTTAAAAACTATCTATCAGAATCAAAACAAACATGGAAATTTAGAGTTAAAACTATCCATGAATTAACGGATGAACAATGTGATCGCATTGAGAAGCACCTAATGAAATATGACTCAAAAGGACTTGGTGCTGTGAAGAAGACAATACTACAAAGTACACCAAAAGACTTTCCTAGCCACAAAGGCTATGAAGTTTTTATGTATGAGTTTGAAACAAACTTACCAGTAAGTGGATATCAGGTTAAAACTGAAATTCAAAACATGCTAGGATTACAAGATGGTGTATTTAAAGTAAGAGGCGAACACGAACAAGATATTGACATGTTAGAAGAATCATCAGAGTACGACATGGAAAAAAATGATAGTAAATTAAACGATTCAGATTATAGTGAAGCAGATAAAGTAAAAACTGATGATTATTATGGAGACAAATATAACACCAGTTTTGTACAAGAATTGTTAAAACTTAGAAAAGAAAAGGAAAAAGACAATGAGTGATTTAGACAGAATTTTAAAACTTGCTGGCTTTGAAGATACTCAGGGTCATGTAGAAGAAGCAGAGCAACTAAATGCATCAGACTACACATGTAAAGACTGTGGCGATACAATGCACAGCCCAACTACCGATTGTTCACATGATTGTGATGATGAAACAGGTGATTGGTGGAGAGACAAAGACGGTAACGGTGTTCCAGATTCAATGGAAGAGCGTTCAATGAAAGAAGATGATATGGAAGAAGCAGTAGGCGATAGTGCTTCTGGTTTTTATAGAATGCAAGATGAATTTGCAGGCGGCGAAGCAGATGGCGCACACAAAGTTCTTATTGATGAGCTAGTACGTTACTTGAGCGGCGATCAACTTGAAGATTTTGTTTCTGATTTTGAAAGACACCATGATATGGTAGGCGACATGGAAGAAGCAGAAATTGATGAAGCAGACATTGAAGAAAATGCGTTTAATCAAGCTGCTGCGGCAGCGGCTCGTGCAGGTAAAGATAGTTTTGAGTTTGGTGGTAAGACACACAAGACTACAATGAAAAAAGATACTGCTCACAAACTAGATGATGATATCCAAATGGAAGCATGTGGTGATTGTGGATGCGATCCAAAAAATCCAAAACCAGGCTGTGATTGTCCATCACATAATCATAATGAAGATATTTCAGAAGCACCTACAATGGACACAACACAACTAATTACACTACTTAAAAATGCAGGACTTAGTGAAACAGCTATTCAAGAAAAATTAAATGAATGGGCTAACACACCAGATAACATTGGAGAAGTAGAACCAAGAGAACACGGAGATGCATATGATTTTGCTCAGGGTGTAAATTTAAGTCTAAAACGTTATTTAGATGCAGAAAACATGAAGGTAAATGTACAAGAGCATACAGTACAAGATATGAAGGCTCTTTACGAAGCTAAGAAGAATAGCTAAAGGTTATAACAAAGTAGAAAGGGTTAGATTAATTTCTAACCCTTTTTCTGTTTATAAATACAATTATGGCAGTAGATACAAGATTAACCAAAACTCCACATAAAACGGAGAAATACACAGAAGACCAACTAATGGAGTTGGCTAAATGTGCAAATGATCCTAAATATTTTATGACAGAGCATTGCTACATCCAACATCCAACTAAAGGACGTATGCGTTTTGCTCTTTTTGACTACCAGAGAGATTTGGTAGATAATTATCACAATAATAGATTTAGTATAGCAATGCTTGCTAGACAAATGGGCAAATCAACAGCAGCAGCAGGATACCTATTATGGTATGCAATGTTCCATGCTGACCAAACTATTCTTATTGCAGCACACAAGTATAGTGGTGCTCAAGAAATTATGCAACGTATACGATTTGCATATGAAACATTACCAGATTATATTCGTGCAGGTGTTACAGCATATAACAAAGGTAGTTTAGAATTTGACAATGGTAGCCGTATTATTGCACAAGCAACTACTGAAAATACAGGACGTGGTTTGTCTATATCACTTGCTTACTTGGACGAGTTTGCATTTGTTAGAGGAACGATAGCCAGAGAGTTCTGGACAGCATTAAGTCCAACACTTAGTACAGGTGGTAAATGTATTATTACTAGTACTCCAAATATGGACGACGACCAGTTTGCACAAATTTGGCGTGAAGCTAATAAGAATGTTGACGAATATGGAAATGAATCTGATATAGGAAAAAATGGATTTGCCCATTTCTTAGCCACATGGATACAGCACCCAGACAGAGATGAAGAATGGGCAGAAGAAGAACGTAATAAAATTGGAGAAGAACGATTTAGACGTGAACATAATTGTGAATTTATTGCGTTTGACGAAACACTTATTGATAGTATAAAATTGGCTCAAATGGAATATCAAGATCCGTATGCTAAAATGGGCCAAGTGCGTTGGTATAGACCAGTTAAAAAAGATCACATATACATGGTGGCATTAGATCCAAGTTTAGGTACAGGCGGAGATAATAGCGCAATACAAGTATATGAACTACCAGGAATGAGACAGATAGCAGAATGGCAGAATAATAGAACACGTGTTCAAGGACAGGTAAAAATTATTAAGCAAATATGTGACTACATTCATACAGAAACAAAAGGTAATTGTGAGCTTTATTATAGTATTGAAAATAATACACTGGGGGAAGCAGCACTGGGTAGTGTTATGGAGCTGGGTGAAGAAAATATACCTGGCACATTTTTAAGTGAAAGTAAAGCACATGGAAATAGTAAAAAATTTCGTAGGGGTTTTACTACAACACATAAAAGTAAAATATCAGCATGTAGTAAATTAAAACATTGGATTGAAACAGACAAAATGGGTATTGCCAGTCAAAATCTATTAAGAGAACTAAAAACATTTATTGCACGTGGTAATACTTATTCAGCCAAAGAGGGTGAGACAGACGATTTAGTAATGGCTAGTATTTTAGTAATTCGCATGTCGCAAGAACTAATAAATTATGAAGAAAAAGCATACGATTATTTGCTAAGTGAAGATGCATATGATGACGATGATTTCGTTCAACCTATGCCATTCAGTATGCTTTAAAATATACTTTTTGGATAAATACTTTAAAGGATTTAAAATGGAACAACTAGCTTCAGAAATTTTTAATATATTAAAAGGTGCAAATATGGATATTGTACTGTATAACGATGCAGGACAGAAAACATTAGAACCTGCTGAAGCAACACGTTTTTATGTAATTAACGGAGATTTATTAGTTACACTTCGAAATGACAATTCTGGACAGACAGAGACTGTAGTACAAATTGGCACAGATTTTAAATTGCAAGACAACAAAACGTTACTTAACAATATTAAGTCAGTAACACATAATACAATGGGTGAATATAAATTGAGACGCTTTAACAAAAACATACAACCAAAAGACTTTTCACATCAGAGTGTGACTGAAGGATATAGCAGAGCATATGGTAGCTTGAAAACAAGTTATATTCAAATGGAAAACTGTAGATTAATCATCAAGCATACAAAAGGTGTGAATGAAGAAATACGTGGTTCTAGAAGTAGACATATACACTCATTGTTTGTAGAAGATGGACAAGGAAATCGCCAACAATTCCCACACAAATATATGGCAGGTGCAAAGGCAATGGCTATGCACGTTAATAATGGTGGTGTATTTGAAGATGCAAAAGGTAATAAAATACTTGGAATTTGTGAGGAAATCACAGATTTAAATCAATTTTTAAACCATGTAAAGAGAAATAAGCTAGTAAATGAAGGTAACCAGGATGTAGTTGAAACATGCAGAAGTCGTATGAAGAAACTTAAAGAAGATATACGTAAGTTACATACAAAAGGTGGTTATGATAAACTGGCTGTAGAAGAAAAAACAGAAGAATTAGATGAAAATTCTGTTGACATTGCACAAAGATTCGTGTATGATACATTTGAGAACAGAAACATGGATTCTGTACTTACAACAGTAGCACGTATCGTCAAGGAGAAAGAAACAATGGATCAAATTAATAAAGAAACATTGGCATCACTATATGCAATGATTAAAGATGGAGCAGACTTTAAATTAAGTTTAGATCCAAACGATCCTTCGAATCCAAATAATGAGGATCCAAAGAAATATAGCGGCCAACAAGGCCCTATGGCAAAGGTAAGCTCAATGTTATCTTACCTAGCACAAGAGACTAAGAATGATGAAGCAAGTAATGTGTTTAGTAGATTAAGTACTGCTATTCATGATATGGATAAACAATCTATATCTCTTGTAGTTAAAGTCATCAATCATATTCTTAAAAAAGGTTACACTGGTGCTAAAAAAGAAGAATCAGTACAACCTATCGCAGAAACAGTATTAACTGCTATGCGTAGAAAAATTTCCTAAGGAAATCAACTATTTGCTTGACAGTAAGCAATAAAAAACATATACTGTATAGGCAATTAAAGGCAAAAGCGCACAGATGTGTGCAACATACAATACTAATATAGGCTAATATAGGAGAAAACAATATGGCAACTTTAGCAGAAATCCGTGCGAAACTAGCACAACAAGAACAATCAACAAGTAGTAAATCTACAGGCGGCGGCGACAACGCAATCTTTGCACATTGGAACATTGATTCCGGATCAAGTGCAACACTAAGATTCCTTCCAGATGCAGATCAAGAAAATACTTTCTTTTGGAAAGAACGCCAAATGATGCGTTTTACATTTCCAGGTGTAAAAGGTCATGACGAAAATAAACCTGTAACTATCCAGGTACCATGTGTAGAAATGTGGAATGAAACATGCCCAGTGCATGCAGAAATTCGTCCTTGGTTTAAAGATAATGCAATGGAAGATATGGCACGTAAGTTTTGGAAAAAACGTAGTTATGTATTCCAAGGTTTTGTAACACAAAGCGATATGGTTGAGGATAGCGTTCCAGAAAATCCAATTCGACGTTTTGTAATCTCACCTCAAATTTATAAAATCATTAGTAGTGCATTAATGGATCCTGACTTCCAGGAGATTCCTACAGACTATGAAATGGGTACTGACTTTAAAATTACCAAAGGTACTAAAGGACAGTATGCAGATTATGGTACTAGTAATTGGGCTCGTAGAGAACGATCATTGGATCAAACAGAGCGTGATGCAATTGCAGCGAATGGATTATTTAATCTAAATGACTTCCTTCCAAAGCGTCCTGATGCAGAAACATTGAATGCAATTTTTGAGATGTTTGAAGCAAGTGTAGATGGTCAACTTTATGATCCAGAGCGTTTCGCTACATATTATCGTCCATATGGAATGGACGCACCTGCAAATACAGGCAATGTGGCACCTGCGCCAACAGCAGCGACAGCACCTGCGCCAGTAGCAGAACCAGTAGCGGCACCAGTAGCAGAAACAACAACTGATACAGGCTGGCAAGATCCAAAACCAGAGGCAACGCCTGCCCCTACACCAACTCCAGAACCTGCAACCGCAGGTGGTGATGAACAACCAAGCGCACAAGATATCTTGGCAATGATTCGTCAACGTAAAGAATCTTAAAAAAACCTATGGAGACGGTATAGAGCCGTCTCCTTTATTAATTCTATTGGAGATATAAATGGCAAAACCATTCGATGTAAGTAAATTCCGTAAAAGTATTACTAAAGCGGTGCCCGGACTATCTGTCGGGTTTAATGATCCAGATACATGGATTAGTACAGGTAATTATACATTAAACAAACTTATTAGTGGGGACTTTAGTAAAGGAATTCCACTTGGTAAAGTAACAGTATTAGCTGGTGAATCTGGTGCAGGTAAAAGTTATATTGCAGCAGGTAACATCGTAAAAGCGGCACAAGATCAAGGTATTTTTGTAGTTCTTATTGATACTGAAAACGCATTAGATGAAAAGTGGCTACATGCATTAGACGTTGATACTAGTGATGAGAAACTTTTAAAATTAAACATGAGTATGATCGATGATGTTGCTAAAACAGTTAGCGACTTTATGAAAGACTATAAAGCAGAATATGCAGATAAAGAAAAGGACGACCGTCCTAAAGTATTGTTTGTAATTGACTCGTTAGGCATGATGCTAACACCTACTGATGTTGATCAGTTTCAAAAGGGTGATATGAAAGGTGACTTAGGACGTAAGCCCAAAGCACTAACTGCACTTGTTCGTAATACTGTTAATATGTTTGGTGAATTTAATGTTGGTATGTTGTGTACAAACCACACATACGCATCACAGGACATGTTTGATCCAGATGATAAAATCAGTGGCGGTCAAGGCTTTATCTATGCATCAAGTATTGTTATTGCTATGCGTAAACTTAAACTAAAAGTAGACGCAGATGGTAATAAAACATCACAAGTACATGGTATTAGAGCGGCGTGTAAGGTAATGAAAACACGTTATGCTAAACCTTTTGAAAGTGTACAAGTGGAGATCCCGTACGAAACAGGTATGAGTCCTTATAGCGGTTTGGTAGATTTCTTTGAAGCAAAAGCAGTACTTAAAAAAGTAGGAAACCGTCTAGAATATACTAGTACAACTACTGGAGAAGTTATTTTACAATTCCGTAAAGCATGGGAACGTAATGATAGTAACTACTTAGATTTAGTTATGCAAGAGTGGGATAACGAAGTAGTAGATGCAATTGAAGAAGATATCATTGATGAAGAGGCAGAAGTAAATGTTGAATGATGGTGATTTAGAATTTGTATTTGCATTATACGATAGTGCAAAGGTTATTATGGCTGAAAAAGATCGTCCTACTTGGGCTGAGGAAGTTGTTCGTCACTTAGTTGACTTTGGTATTGATGTAAAACAAAGTGCCCCTGATCTTAGTGATCATTGTGAATTGATTGAAGCGGCAATTGCTGAGTACTTGGAAGTAGAAAACGAAGATATTGACCTGTATGGTGAATATAATGAAGATGACGAAGAATATGAATACTAATGAGTATATGGTATAACAAAGTAGCACATAATTTGGGAGAGATAGTTTCGGCTGTCTCTCACTTTGAACGTGAGCTCGACCAAGCAAGATTAGAAACTTCTATGAAAGGTGTTGTTGAAAAACATAGTCGAGATATGCCAGGTATTGTTGAACATCGTTTTAACCAATTACAAGAAGTAGAAGCAATATTAGAACATCTTAATACTGAAATGAGAAAGTTACGTAGTAAAACTTTTCGTAAGTATTTAGAAAATTATAATAGAGCGTTAAGTAGCAGAGATGCAGAAAAGTTCGTTGATGGAGAAGATGAAGTTGTTGATATGCAGTATCTCATTAACGAATTCAGTCTAGTGCGTAATAGATACATTGGTATAATTAAAGCATTAGAAGCAAAACAATTTCAAATAAACAATATTGTGAAATTAAGAGCCGCAGGATTAGAAGATATATCACTATAAAAATTAAATTATTTTACAAGTTATTGAAAACGCAGGAAACTTTTCTTGCGTTTTTTCTTGACACCAAGACGTTTTGGTGCTATATTAAGTGTATAAGTTAAACAAAACAAGGTAATAATATGTCAACAGATTTACGCAACGTACCAAACTTAGATACAAAAACTGAATTAACGCAAACACGTTTTTGGGGTGGACAAGATCGCAAGCAATGTTTGCAGGTAACACAGCGTAAAGCACGTGGTTGGGAAGAGCCTACTACATCAAGTGGCTTTTTTAATCACATAGACTTAACTCGTGAACAAGCTCGTGAATTAGCAGTTGAATTGATGTTGTTTGCCGAAGGTCGTGAAGTTGAAGAATTTGAAGGAGATGTATAATGCAGATTAAAGGTGCAATGACTGTTTTAAATCGTAGAGCTCAGTTTTATGGTAAAACACTTGACTGGCTAATTGATGCAATGGACCAGGGCATGGATGAAAACATGACTGTTACACAAGCATATGAAGTTTATAAAATGGATCAAGGATATGTTTGGTGTGGCATTAATGGTCACGGATTTACTACTCCTGAAAAGAACCGTGAAGAAACCAATGTTTATTTTGGTTATGGACATCAGCTAGAGTTGGACCTGTAATGTTTGATAATTATACAGTTTTAGATGCCCTTGCATTTGCTATAGAAATACACGAACAGCAAGGCTTTGTAAAAAGTGGCCACGGTACTGTACGTATAGCTGATGATGGTGAAACTGAAATACGCATCTTTGATAATAAGACATGTATTTTAGAAAAAATTAAATCAGAAAAAATCCCTGAATCAAAATATATGGACCAGGCAAAGGAAATGCTTGACCGTATCAATGGCAAACTCATGCTCAAAAAACTTACTAGTAGTTCAAATAGTTTTGAGAATTCTCTTATTAAGGCATTAAATGAAGATTTAAACAAATTTGCTGTTAGTTTAATTGCAAGTATGCCTAATAGCATTGTGATTGATCAAAAACGTGAAATGTTAAATGACAAAATGTCTAAAATTAAACACACAAGTCAGTATTTTGGTAAAAAAGGTACTCGTTATGATATTGATGTAGATGTTTTAGATGTAAAATATATACAGTCAAGTGATGTTTTTATGATTACTACTGTTTATAATAAGGAAAACATTATCAAGTTTTGGTGGAGAGAACAGCCAGATATTAGTGACATAATAAATGAAAAAACAATTTCTATTCGTGGAACAGTTAAAGCTCATGAGCTAAGTAAATTTTCTGGTGCTAAAGAAACTTTGATTAATAGGGTTAAAATTACCAACACTAAATAGTTTTATGAATGTATGGAATAAACTCGATAAGATAGAAATAGAACTAAGCGGCGATTGTAATGCTGCTTGTCCTTTATGTCCTAGGACAGAGGCAAACTCTCCTTTGAGAGGTAACGGGAACCATACACTAGAAGATGTTAAAAGATCTTTTGGACATCTTGTGCCAAAATTTCAAGAAGTAGAATTTGAGATAGCATTATATGGATTGGGTGGAGATCCTATACTTAATCCAGAATGCTATGAAATTACAAAATGGTTTACTGAAAATGGCGCATATGTAGTTATTAGTACTAACGGTGGATATAACAATGCAGAGTGGTGGACAAAACTTGGACAACTTGATAACCTTACTGTAAAGTGGGCTATTGATGGTGCAGAAAAAACAAATCATCTATATAGAATTAATGTAGTGTGGGATATTGTAATTCGAAATTTGACAGCATTTACACAGGCAGGAGGAAAAGCATCTTGGGTGTTTATTCCTTTTGACCATAATATGGATGAGTTTGAAACTGCAAAAAATATTGCAATTAGTTTGGGTGTAGATTTTGAATCTAAAACAAGTGGGCGCAATGCAGATCACGAGAGTAAAAATGAATCTGTACAGGTAAACAAATTAAAGAAAAAAGAAAAACCACAAACTAGAAAATATAAGCAAAGTAAAACTATACCACATAGGGATATTAGCAAACTTCAAGAAATAAGAAAAAATTTAGAAAATTTAGAAGATAATTTAGATTATGATGAAAAACTAATAAAAGATGCAGTAGATTCTATAGAATGTAAAGCACTTAATGTTCCTGAGTTATATGTAAGTGCAGATCAAAAATTATATCCTTGCTGTTTTCTTCATGACACTGAATCGTTTAAAAAGAAAAAATGGGATCCTAGTATGGAAGATGATTGGAACGATCTAAAATTGCATAGTATGGATACTATATTACAAAAATCTCCCTTCACAGAATTAAAAGCAAGGATGCATCCAGATCATCCTAATTTTGTAAGAAGATGTTTGCATCAGTGCTCAGATAAAAATAGCCATCGTACAATAATTAAAAAAATATTTGAAAAATAATTATAA